GGCGAAAGCCTGTGGGACGACGGCTTCCATGCCTTTGAGGTGATCCAGGCCCTGGCGGCGATCGGCCACGACGCCGAGGTGACCCTGCGCCTGAACAGCGGCGGCGGCTATGCCACCGAGGGGGCCGCCATCCATGCCGCGCTCACCGCCCATGGCGGGCCGGTACGGCTGACCGTCGAGGGCGTGGCGGCCAGTGCCGCCAGCGTCATCGCCATGGCCGGGACCACCGTCACCATGGCGCCCGGCGCGGTACTGATGATCCACGATCCGGCGGTCGGCACCTGGGGCGATGCCACCGAACACGAACGCAGCCTGCGGGGCCTGCATGCCCTGGGCGACAGCTACGCCGCCATCTATGCCGCCCGCACCGGCAAGGATGCCGCCGAGATGCGCGCCCTGATGCGCGCCGAGACCTGGTTCACCGCCGAACAGGCGGTGGAGGCCGGCCTCGCCGATGCCGTCGGGACCGCCCCCATTGGGACCGCTGACGACACCGCGCCGGCCCCAACCGCTTTCGATTACCGGGCCTATGCCAATGCGCCCAGGCGCCTGGTGGCCCTAGCCGAGACCCATGGTTGGCGCCTGCCGACCGCCCGATCCCCCCATCACAAGGAGACGCCCGTGTCTGACCCGACGCCGGCGACTGCGGGCGCGCCGCCCGCCGCCGCCACTCTCGATCCCGCGAAGATCGCCGCCGAGGCGGTGGCCGCCGACCGTCAGCGTCGCGCCGCCGTCCTGGCTCTGGACGACGCCACGGGCCGCGAAGCCCTGGCCGAGCACCTGCTGAGCACCACCGACATGACGGCCGAGGCCATCCAGGCCGCGCTGGCCGCCGCACCCACGGCGAATGTGCCCCAACCGGACACCGACCCGGATTCCTCTCCGCAGGCCTACACCGCCGAGCGCGCCGCTGCCTCCGGCCTCGCCCTGCCGGGGTCCAAGCCCAAGGCTCGCGCCACCCTGAGCGCCCGCGACATCTACACCGCGCGGCGCAAGACCCTGAAGGAGGCCTGAGCCCATGACCACGGATATCAAGACCCAGGGGCCTCGCCCGCTGGCCTTCCTGCTCACCGAGGGCAACGGTGCCATCTCGCGCGAGAGCGTGACCATCCCGGCCGGAGAAGGCCGCCTGGCCGCCGGAACCGTGCTGGGCGCCGTCACTGCCAGTGGCGCCTATGTGGCCAGTCCGGCGACCGAGACCGCCGACAAGGAAGGCGCCGAGATCGCGACCGCCGTGCTGGCCTATGCGGTCGACGCTACCCACGCGGACACGCCCGCGGTGATCATCCGCCGCCTCGCCGAGGTGAAGGCGCCGCACCTTTTGTTCCATGCCACCGTCGACGATGAGACCAAGCGGGCGACCAAGATCGCCCAACTAGCCGCCGCCGACATCATCGCCCGCTGAGGAGACGCCCGATGCCCGCCCCTGATCTCTGGTCCGACGACGGCTTCTCCCTGGAAAGCCTGACCGCCGCCGTCAACAAGGAACCCTATCGTCCGGGACAGGTCTCGGCGACGGGCCTGTTCCACGAAGACAGCATCACCACCACCACGGTCTCGATCGAAGAGCGGGAGGGCCGTCTCTCCCTGGTCGAACCCTCGCCGCGCGGCGGTCCTGGGGAGACCGTGGACGACGAGACCCGCCAGAAGATCCCCTTCGAGGTGGACCATTACCAGCGCGACGACAGCATCATGGCCGACGAGGTGCAGAACGTGCGCGCCTTCGGCAGCGAGAACCGCTTGGAGACCCTGATCGAACGGGTCGAACGCAAGGCACAGCGCCACGCCCGCGACCTGACCATGACCCTGGAACACCAGAGGGTCGGCGCCATCAAGGGGATTGTCACCTCCAAGTCGGGGGTGGTGTTGCACGACCTCTATGCTCGCTTCGGCCTGACGGTGCCGGCGGCCGTCTCCCTGGACCTGGACGTGGACAGCACCCTGGTCACCGGCCTGTGGCAGGACGTGGTCTACGATCTGGAAGACGCGTTGGACGAGCCCTACGACGGCCTGCACGTCTTCACCGGCCGCGACTTCCACAAGGCCCTGTGGCAGCACAAAAGCGTGCGCGAGACCTTCGTCTTCGACAACGCCGTGGTGCTGCGCCAGGACGTGCCCGACGTGTTCCAGTGGGGCGGCGCCACCTGGGAACGCTACCGCACCGGGGCCAAGGCGACCGCCGACCTGGGCGCGCCCTACATCGCCGCCGACGAGGCGCGGGTGGTGCCGTTGGGCGTTCCCGACCTGTTCATCACCCGCTTTGCCCCGGCCGATTACGAAGAGACGGTCAACACCTCCGGGCTGCCGTTCTATGCCAAGCAGTGGGCGCGGCCCGATGGCAAGGGCCGGCGCCTGCAGGTGCAGATGAACCCCATCTCGCTGTGCACCCGACCCAGCGTGCTGCGCAAGCTGACGCTGAGCTGAGGGAGGGCCCGGACATGACCACCATCACCGTGGCCGGCCCTCGCGGCCTGCGCATTCCCGGGTCGGTCCTGGGGCAACGCGATCCCGTTATCGTCGGCCCCAACGAGCCCGTGGCGGTGCCGGAAGATTACGGCCGGCACCTGATCGCCGACCGCTTCGCCGTTGCCGTCCCGGCCGCGAGGCCGTTCTCTGCCAAAGCCGAGGTCAAGACCCCGGTCAAAGCGGACCCGCCGAAGGCCAAGTCCTGATGCCGCCGGATTGGCGCGACAACCTGACGCGGGTTCGCCGGGCGGTGGACACGCACTTTGCCGAAGCCGTCACCGTCACGCCCCAGGCCATGGGCGACTTCGCCAGCGGTCCCGACCCGGAGCGCCCCGCATTCACCCTGGCGGGGGTGCTGGTGGTCGGCGAAGGCGATCAGGCCACCCTGGGCGGTGCCGATGCGCGCTCTTGGCGGGCCTCCATCCCCGTGGGTGAAGCCGAAGTGCATGTGGATCCGGACACCTGGCCGGACGTCGTCACCGTCGAGGCCGGCGATCACCTGACCGCCGAGGATCGGGGCGGGACCCCGTACGAGGTGCTGCGCATTGACCGGGGGCAGCGCAATCGCGTTGTTCTGCGCCTGGGGGCGCGCTGACCATGAGCCTCTCTCGTCTGGCGTTGCGCATTGTCACCGTGGCCGCCTTGCGTGGGCGCACCTGGGCCGGCGAGGCGGTGCGCGACAGCGCCATTCCGCCCATCGACGTGGCGGCGCGCGACGAACGCCGGCCGGTCCTGTCCGTCTACACCGACGATGGCGAGGCCACACCCCGCAACGGTGACCTGCTGTCCGGACAGCCGGCCTTCTCGCTGGTGATCGAAAGCGCGGTCACGGCGCAAATGCGGCCGCATGGAGAATGGGTGATCCCGGCCACCGACGCCGGCATGGAGACCACCCTGGACCTGCTGGACCGGCAGATCCGCCGCGCCCTGATGGACCCGGACCATGCCTGGGCCCGGCTGTGGCGGTCCCTGGTCGGTGAGGTGCGCGGGTTGCGCAGCCTGCGCGGCGCCGGCGACGACAAGGGGATGCGCTTCGCCGCCCGGCAGATGGAGATCCAGGTGACGACGCTCGCCGATCCGCGCCCCGGGTCTGCCGCCACGGGGGTCTGGGCCGACCTGCTAGCCCGCCTGGAAGCAGACCGCTGTCTCGCCCCGCTGGCATCCGTGGTGCGGGCCGAGATCGAAGGCCCGGATCCGGCACCCCCGCCCGATCCCTGGCCCTGGCATTGGGAGCATGACGCGGGAAGCGCTTTGGGCCACGAGATGGACGATCCGCGCCGCATCGCCGCATCCCTGGAGCCAGTCATGACCCATCCGTGGGGATACCCGGAGCGATGAGCGAGCGCTACTTCCGAGCCGTCGAACGCCGCTTCGCCGAACTGGAAGCAGCTATCGAGGACCTGAACCGCCGTGTCGCCAACCTGATGCGGGAAGGCCGGATCACCAGCGTGGACTACGACCAGGGGGTGGCCACCGTGGATATGGACGGTCTGCCGTCTCGCGCCATGCCCTGGGTGCAACGCGCGGGCACGGTGAAGGATTGGGACCCCCCGTCGATCGGCGAGCGGGTCACGGTGATGAGCCCCTCCGGCGATCCGGGCCAAGGCCTGATCCTGCCCGGCGGTTGGTCGGATCAGAACCCGGCCCCGCACACCAAGGGCGGCGAGCGCGTCATCCAGGCGACCAGCAAGATCGTGCTGTCCGTCGGCACGTCCGAGCTGGTGCTGGAGCCCGACCACATGACCCTGCGCGCCGAGCGCATCGATCTGAACCCATAGGACCCTGTTCCATGCCCGCCGCTGTTCGCCTGACCGATATCTGCAGCGGTCACGGCTGCTGGCCGCCGCGCGCCAACACCGGCGCCAGCCCTGACGTGCTCTGCAACGGCCTGGGGGCCCATCGGGTTGGGGACCCCTGGGCACCCCACACGTGCCCGTCCATCCCCGAGACCCACGCCAGTACTCAGGCCGGCGGGTCGCCCGATGTGTTCGTCAACGGACGGGCCTGGGCCCGAGTGGGCGATGCCATCGCCTGTGGCAGCCGTAATGCCACGGGCAGTCCCACCGTATTCTTGAACGGAGACTGAGACCATGTCGCGGTATCAGGTGCACCGAGCCGGCTGGCTGACCGACGGCCGGGGCGTCGCCGCCTTGCGCGCGGTCGGCGAGACCGTGGAGATGAGCGAGCGTCAGGCCGCCTATCTGCTGCGATCCGGGCAGATCACGCCGGTGGTGGCGACGAAGGCGGCCGGCCCGAAGGCCCCGTCGTCCGGCCGCAAGACCAAGACCTCCGAGGCCTGATCCATGGCCGGCATGGATCGTCACACCGGGCGTCGCTTGGAGGGCTGGGATCACGTCCGTCAGTCCCTGGACGACATCCTGACCACGGCCATGGGCGAGCGGGTGGAGCGGCGCCGCTACGGCGCCGACGCCGGGGCCCTGCTGGACCGCCCCATGACTCCGGACAGCCTGATGAGCGTCTACGTGGCCATCGCCCAGGCCATCGCGCCGCGGCGCATCAACGGCCGGGAGTACGGCGAGCCGCGCTTTGATCTGGCCGCCATCCTGCCGCGCGAGGCCGGTGCCGACGGCCGCCTGGTGCTCGATCTGATCGGCCTTTACTACCCGCGCGGCCAGGACGGCGACACCGCCGTGTTCGAGGCCGCCCGCCACACCGTGGGG